ACCAGAACTGGTATGTATAAAAACCAAAATGTTAATCCTACTAATGTGGACTTTCACGCTCCAATTTTTAGAGGTAAAGTATTTGGTGGATTGATTATCCGTATGTGTTCAGAAACTGATAATGGAAACGGTTATGTTTATTGGGTAGATAGCTCAGTTACCTTTACAGGTGGAGTTATAGGCCCAGCTAACAATACTGATTTACAAAGATTTGAAGGAACATTCACTTGGACAGCTAAAACTGACCCAGCTATGTACAATGAACCAGCTGGTGTTTTCGCTTAACACTTAAAGAGGGGTCTAAAAAGCCCCTTTTTTATTCTACTTTATGACTAAAGGAATTTTATTATCTGCTTTTGGCAGAAAAGGATATGCTTACGCAGCATTTAATATGTGTGCATCTATCAAGAACTTTAACAAAGATGTTAAGGTTGCTTTTGCTTTTGATAGAGAAATCTTTAAGTATCTATCTCCAGAGAAAATAGCTTTGTTTGATGACCTAATAGAGATACCAAAAGAACAATTCTACACACATAGAATAGACCCAGCACTCTATAAGACTGCTATTTACAACTATCTTCCTTACGATGAAACACTTATTTTGGATGTTGATGGATGTGCGTTACAAGACCTACAACCATTAATTGATAAGTTAAGTCAAATTGATAAACCAATCCAAACGGAAGTTATGGGTATTGGTGGTAAGTTTGATGAGATTAGATACTCTATTTGGGCTTCTAATGCTGTTATATGGGAAAGGTTCAACCTTAATGATGATTCTATATTACCAGCAATTCAATCTTCTTTTATGTACATTAAGAAGAACGAATGTAAAGAATACTTTGAGAAGCTTGAAGCCAACTACAAAGAAGGTATTTCGTTAGATAAGATTGTAACTTGGGGAGGAACTATTCCAGATGAGTTGTTTTATAGTGCTACTTTTGCACAAATGGGTATAGACCCAACAATAGATATTAAACCTATATTCTTTGGTAATTATTATGCTCCAGAAAGTTATACTGAATTAGGAGAGAAATTTTATGTACTTTCGCTTTACGGAAATGGAATAGGTAGGAAAGAAACTAAACAAAGATACATAGACTACTACGAAAGAATTATGAGAGTATATTGCTCTAACCAAGGCATATCTCACGATTATAAGGTAAGTTATATAATGACAGATAAACACTTGAATTTCAAATGATTGCATTAACATCCATTTCTCCAAAACACATTAACGAAGATATACAAGGAACAGCCATAAACTCTTGGGTTAAATTAGGGTTTAAAGTATATTCTTTCAATAACTCTAATGAGATTGCTATTCTTAAAGACAACTACAAGAATGTAACTTTTATAGAAAGCATAAGTGGGGAAGCTAAATTTGGTAGGCCATTAATCTATTTAGATACTTTATTAGACTTTGCTAAGACCCAAGATGACACAGACATTTGTCTTATTAACTCTGATATTATCCTAAACGATAGTTGGACATTACTTCCAGAGATTATTGAAAATTTACCACATAGAGCAACTATTGTCAAAAGGAGAGATTTTATCAATGACATAAACGACAACAAAGTATTTGAAAGTGGTATAGATGTATTCTTTATTCATAAAAATTACATAGATTTGATACCAAGGTCAGAGTTTGCTATTGGAGCTTGTTGGTGGGATTATCATGTTCCTTATTCGCTTATGAACGCTAATATCCCAGTTAAATATCTTAGAGAGCCATTTGCTTTTCATAGACTTCACAATACTCAATACTCTATGCAAGAGTGGGAAGCTTTAGGACACGAATTTAAACATTTGCACAATGTAAGAGCAAGAAGCATAATGCAACTAAACAATATAATTTACGCTCACATAATGGATAATGTTAAATAATAATATTAAATAATGTTAAATGGTAATATTTATAAAGACTTGGAAGAATGACCTTAAATGGCTTAAATACTGCCTTAAATCAATAGATAAGTATGGTAGTGGCTTTGAGGTGTTAATTGTTGCAGACTTGGATTGCAAATCAGAGATTGAATCTTGGGGTCTAACTAAAGAAGCTGTACATTATTGTGAGCCTAATATTGATGGTTATTTATACCAACAATATGTTAAGTTAAGAGCTTTTGATTATACTGAATCAGAGTTCATTTTATTTTTAGATTCTGATTGTATTTTTACAGAGCCTACAAAACCAGAGGATTTCTTTACTGATGGTAAACCAAATATTTTAATGACACCTTATGAGGATATTCCAGAAGTAATGTTTTGGAAAGAAGTTACTGATAAAGCTACTGACTTAGATGTCAAATATGAGTTTATGCGTAGGAACGGATTAGTGTACCATAGAAGCACTTTAATTAACTTATGGGATAAGTATTCACAAAAGTTCTACAATCAGCTTAAAAGAGCTAAAAATAGGCAATTCAGCGAATTTAATGTTATTGGTGCTTTTGCTTTTGAATTTGAGCAAGAAAAGTATAACTTTATCAATACAAGAGATTCTATCCCACATCATCCAGTAAAACAATTTTGGAGTTGGAGTGGATTAACACAACAAGATATAGAAGAATTAAACAAACATTTATGAAAATCCTAAAAAACGATTTGGCCGTTTTAGAAAACGACACACACATTAGTAAATGGGTAGAAGAACATAACTCTTTAATCCACAACCAATCATTAGCTCAAGAGCTTAAATACTACCTTCGTAAAGATATGAGCGTAGTGGAGATAGGTGCTTTTATAGGGGATAATACAGCTTTCTTAAAAGACTTAGGTAAATGGGTTATTTCTTTTGAACCTAATCCAGAAGCATTTGAATGCCTTGAGCATAACTCTCAATATTGGGATAATGTTACTTTGGCTAATTGTGCTATTGGCTCAAAGAAGGGTAAAGTAGATATTAATAGAAATGAGAATGTAGGTGCAAGTATGTGTGTTGAGGGTTCTCAAATAGATGTTATCACACTTGATTCACTCAAGTTAGATTCTTTGGATTTTATGATATTAGACTGCGAAGGATGGGAATTAGATGTATTACAAGGAGCTGTTGAAACCATAAAGCAATTTCAACCTTTAATGGTAATTGAAATAAACCAAGGAACTTTAGAGAAATTTGGGAAAAAACCACAAGATATATTCGATTTTCTTAATAAATTAGGTTATTTTTGTAGGAACTTATATGCAAATCTCCCAATGGAAGGAGAACAGTATGATATTTTATGTTTTAAATCTAATTACAATGGCTAAGAAAATAAAAAAACCTAAAACTAAAACTTATTTAGTTAGACCGAGTATCACTAATTGTCGTAAAGGTAAAGGATGTATGAGTACATCTCACGAAGAAATGGTTTACAAAGGAAGTAAAATAGCAGCATAAGCGATGTACAGTATAGAAGAAATTGCAGCTAAGATTAAGCGTGTTTCTGCTCTTGCTATTGAAGCAGAGAGAGAACGCAAACAAAGAGCTTACAATAGTGATGTAGCTTTGTTATTCGGTACTGAATACATAGATGTACTACCAGACTATTTTGAAGGCTATGATGAATCAGTTGAAGATTATGAAGCTATTAGAGTTCATAGTGAGAAAAACTGTTTCCCAGCAAGATTGTTTGCAAAGAGAGCACCTAATCAAACTGAACAAGCAGCTCGTTGGATGCAAGATAACTATAAAAATGTTACGCAACCAGTATTCGTTGATTTCTTAAATACTGTACTTCGTGCTACACACGACCAAAACTGGAGTATTCACTTTGGTTTAGATGCAGCACAATATGAACAAGCTGGATTAACATTCCAAAAATATTTAGATAATGACATTAGAGATTATGGTTCATTAGAATCATTCTTTAAACAAGTAATGTTTGCATTGCAATTAAAAGATGCAATGGGTGTTATTGCTATTAGACCACATTCTCTTGAGATGCTTGAAGATGAAGAAGGTGGATATGTTTTAGATTCAAATAAACTTATTGAACCACAACCATATTATTTTACATCAAGACAAGTAGTCGGATATGAAACAAGCTATTGTATTGTAGAATCTGAAGAAAAATCTATTGTAGAATATTACGGAAGTAAAAGAGAAAAAGGTAGAATTTATGAGTTTTATGATGACCAAAATATTTGGTTTTGTAAACAAGTAGGTAAATATGTAGATAATCAATTTGAGATTACTTTATTTTACAATCACGGTTGGGGTAAAGTCCCAGCTACTCGTTTAAGAGGTATTCCAGTAGTTTACGAAGGTAAAGTATTATGGCAATCTCCTTTCTTATTTGCTACTGACTTATTAGATTTAGTTGCACAAAATAGTGCTTACAAACAAGCAAGTATTGCTAAATGCGTATTCCCAGCTACAATTATGTTGGGAGATATTTGTGAGTTTGAAGAAAATGGAAATAGATGTAATGATGGCCTTATAGGATTCAATGATGAAGATGGTAACTATCATTCTCACACTTGTTCTAATTGCCATGGAGTTGGTTTAGTTTCTCGTTTAGGGCCATTGGAAACAATGTTAATTAAACCAGAAGTTAGAGGACAAAACGAAAGTGAATTGCGTTCTTCTCAAGAGCCATTAAAATATGTTTCTCCAGAGGTTCATACTTTACAATTCTTAGAGGAATCTATTGATAAGACCGAGATGAAAGCTCGTAAGATTCTTCACTTGCAGACTTCAAGCTCTGATATTAAGGGTTATGAGAATATGACTGCTACTGGAACTGTATTAGACAATAAAGCTGCATTTGCATTTATTATGCCTATTGCACATACTGCATTTGAAACATTTGAGTTTATCATTAATGCTATTGGATGGATGCGTTACAAGGATGATTATGTAAAGCCTTCTATTGCATATCCACAAAGCTTTGATATTGGAACTGAAAGAGATATTTTAATGACTATCTCGGAAATGGTTAAAAACCAAGTTCCAGCAGTATTGATTCACGCAGAGATATTCAGATACTTAAAATCAGTATTCTACACAGATGCTAAAACAACTGCTGTTTATGAATTAATGATTAATACAGATAGATTATTAGTTTTAAGTGGCGATGAGGTTATGTTAAGACAAGCTAAAGGTCTTGCAGAAAGATGGGAAGTTATCTTACACGATTCATTTATGTCATTCGTAGACCAAATGATTGCTTTAGAGCCAGACTTCTTAACTCAACCATTCGAGGTTCAAAAGACTAAGATAATTGATATGGCTAAATTAAAAGCTACTCAAATAACTGAAAGTAATAATGTATCAGTACAAGGTATTGATTCAATGATTCAATAATGACTTTAGAAGAAATTATAAAGCTTAAATTATCAAGATTAGATGATATTCCAACTCTTTATACAAATGGTATAAAAGATACACAAAAGGAAATTATGTTAGAGATGTTGGATTCTTTAGAAAACCTAAAGAGGGATGAGAACGGAAACATAAAAAGAACTCAAGCTAACCTTGCAATTATTGAAGATATTAACGATGACCTTCAAAAGATATTTAAAGCTTCAGAGTACCTTTCACTTACTTCAGTATTCTTAAAAGAGTTTGATGAACAAGCAAAAATAACTGATGACTTTTTTAAGAAAGCATTTGGAGATTTTGAGGTATCTTCCTTTAACTTAAAAGCATTAGAAGTAAGCAGACAACAAGCATTTGAATTAATGGCTGGTCAAGCTTATTTAACTTCTAATCTATACAATCCAGTAAAGAATATACTAACAGATGCAGTAGTTGCTGGAGATGCCTACTCAAAGACAGTTAAAGCTATTAGCCAAGCCATACAAGGCGGTACAATCAACGGAAACAAGTTAGAGGGTAGATTGTATCGTTATGCTAAACAAATGGCTTTTGACACATTCGCAGTAGCTGACAGAGGATATACTAATAACATAGCTCAAGATTTAGATGTAGAATGGTATGCTTATAGAGGTGGCCTTGTTGAAGATTCAAGACAATTTTGCATTACTCGTAACGGTAATTACTACCATAAAAAAGAAGTGGAAGCTTGGGGAGATTTAAAACAATGGGATGGTAAAATACCAGCAACTGATAGCAAGACAATATTTGTTTACGCTGGAGGTTATAGATGTAACCATTCTATACTTCCTAATGCTATATCTGCTACACCAGTAGATGTCATCCAAAGAAACATTGAAAATGGTAACTTTACACCTACAAAAGCAGAGATAGAAATATTAGGATTATAAAGATTTAAGTTCTTTAATTTCTCTGATTTCTTCTTTATGTACTCCATCAATCATCACGAAGATAACTGTACTTTGAATAATAAAGTTTACTTTGTTTAAATGCACATCGTGCTTCTTAGCGTAGAACTCTTTTAACTTATGAAGTGTTTGATACAATACTTCAATTTCTCTTTTCCTTACAATCATTATTTTCCTAATAAAAGTTTATTAACTGCCGTTTCAATACTAATCTTAACTCCACTTTCAGTTAGAGCCTTAGCTTGTCTTGCGTGAATGATAGCCATAGCTTCTCCACAAAATTTAATTGTAGCTGTTATACAGTCTTTGTTTTTGCGTTCTCGTGCCATATAGTAACATATAGTAATAAACTACAATATTAGGTATAAATATTCATATTTCCAAACATATAGTCCTATATTTGAAGAAAAAACAAATATTTATGTCAGTAAGATGTCTTAATGATAAGGGTGTAGTTGTATTTATTCCTACACACCTTGCACAAATGCCAGATTATATGAGGAGAAATAAACTCACTATTGATGAGATAAAACCTCAAGAACCACTAAAACCTTTATCGGAAGTCAATTTAGAGGTAGAAAAACCACAAGAAGTAGTAGATGATTCTCCAATCGTTGAAGTATTAGCAGAAGATGTTGAACTCACTAAAGAGGAATACTGGGCTATTTTAGATGAAAAAGGAATTGAATACAAGAAAACTTACGGAATTAATAAACTTAAAGAACTAACAAATGCCAATTAAAGAAGAAGAATTAAAGCAATTCGTGTCTGAATATTTAGACATCAATGTAGATTCAATCGAATCATTAGAGAGTTTAAAAGAAACATTTGGTTCATCATTCGCAAGAAAAGATGTTTACAAGTCAGAACTATCAAAAGACCCAAATTTCATTAACCCATTAATCGGTAAAAGATTAGGAACTATTGAAACAAAAATTAAACAAGCAGCTAAGGATAAACTATCTTTAGAGTTTGATGCTGGGGATTTTAAGGATAAGTCTGTTGAAGATTTACTTGATTTAGTAACTGACAAAGCAAAAGGTAAGTTTGAAAAAGAGCTTGGCGATATGCGTTCAAAGGTAACTGGCGATTCAAGTGAAATTGAAACTAAATACCAAGAGCAATTAAAGTTACTTCGTGAAGAAGCTACTAATTGGAAAACTCAAGCTAATAATGCTAACCAAGAGTTTGAATCATTCAAGACTGGTTTAGTAGTTAAAGAGAAACAACAGAAGCTAAACTCTAATTTAGAGAAAGTATTTAACTCTGTTAAGTATGCTCCAGAAGCAGATGAACTTCGTAAAGAAGGGTTCAAGACAAAAATTATGTCAGATGTAAAGTTTGATTTTGATGAAAATGATAATTTTAGTATCTTTGACAAAGAAGGTAAGACTTTATTCCATCCTAACAAGGCTGGAGTTCAATACTCTCCCGAAGATTACTTGAGAGATAAAGCTATTGAATATAAGATTTACCAAATGAATCCAGATGGAGGAAGACAAACTAATCAGAGAGTGGTAACACAAGCTGAAAGTTCTGCTCCAGAAGGGCCAAGAGGAAGAATAATACACCCATCGGCAGCTCAATATTAATTGGGTTGCCCTTGTGGCAAAATATACACATCGCAAGTGCGTGGATGCCTTATCCAATAATTAAGGAATAAGTGCCGAAAACTTACAAGGCAATAGGAAATATGTAAGTGCATTTATTTTATATTAATTATTATGTCGTATGTATTAGGACAATTAACAGCATGTCCAACCATCCAAAGAGAACTGACAGATTATTTTATGACTTGTCCAGTTAATGAGTTTATGCCATTCTTTGAATTCTTAAACTCTCCAATCAACAATATGGGGTTAGCTCAAGAAGTAGCTCCAGGCGGTGGTAAAATCCGCACAGTAAGATTAACTTACACTCCAAGACAATTAGAATCAGCAGTTACAGCCAATGTAGCTAACCCTAAATGTAATGTATCTAACTTCATCGGAGATAGATATACTGATTACACTTTAGATACTGATGAGAACTTTGGTGTAGGTTTTTCAATGACAGCAGTAGAATTAGAAGCTGCTTGTATTGCTAACGAAACATATTTTGTTCGTAGATTAGCAGATTTAATTGATGCTTTAGACCGTAAATTAGCTACTGATACAACTTCAGATTTAGCTTCTATCGTAGGTAAATGGGCTTCAAATGTAACTATGAACGCATCTAATGAGTTTGTAGTAAATACATTACAACCATCTTCAGCATTCATTGACCCACAAACAACTGCAAAGATTGACTTTGCAATGCAAAAAACTGGTTATTGCAATGAATCTATGATTTTTGCTGGTTCACAACTTGCAGAATATTATAGAGCAACTTCATCAGCTGGATGTTGCACACAACAAGGTATTGATGTTGCTGCTATCTTTAACCAATATGGTAAAGCAGTAGCGTATGATAGAAGAATTGAATCAACTTTTGGAACAGATAAAGCTGTTGCAATTCAAGCTGGTTCATTAGCTTTATTAACATACACTCGTACACCTTGGAAAGAAGGTATGCCACTTCCTTATCGTGATGCTGGTAACTATATTTCAACAGTAATTCGCTCTCCAAGAACTGGAATCCCTATGGATTTAACAGTTTCTGACACTTGCGGTTCTGTTTCGGTTTCACTTGTAGCTACTACAAAACTTGTTGGATTACCATTGGACATTTATGCTCAAGGCGATTTCATGAGTGGTGTAAACTACATGGCGAAAATCAAAGTTACAAATGTTTAATTTTCATTAATTGGTGGGGGGCTAAAACCCCCTACCTTTATTTTTTTAATATGGCTTGTTTCGATAATCTTATAGGATTAAAAGGCTCTTGTGCAGAGAGTGCGTTACCATCTGATGGTTTATATTTAAACACACTTGGTATTAGCAGAGAATTTATAGAGGATATAATCAATGAAGATTATGCTGATGTAGATTCTTTTGTGTTAGATAAGATTTCTTTGGCTCAAGACCAAATCAAAAGTGATATTTACTCTAAGTTTACAGCTAAGTTTAATGTAACATCAATCTTAGAATCTGTAAGGTTAGGACAATTCAACGAAACACCAACTATTGTACCAGCCATTGCTGGAAGTTCTAAAGGCATACAAATGCGTATATGGAACGATACTACCTTTGCTAAATGTTATGTATCTACTATTCAAACTTACTGGAATTTTACTGGTAATGTTGATTTAAAAGTATATGACCTTACACAAGGTAAATTATTAGACACTATCGTAGTTGCATCTGTTGCAAATCAGATTGTACAAACTACTATTAATAAAGTATATAAAAGCTCAAGTCAAGACTTAAACATAGTCTTTATTTATGATTCTACTTTTCAATCTTATGCTTCAAGCTTCTTAAACGCTGGTTGTGTAACTTGTAATAGAGGTGGAGCTTTTATGCAAAACAAATATGTTTACTCTACTGGAGTAACATTTGAAAACGCAGACCCTAAAACACAAACTTATTTGAATGGCGAAAGTGATACTGGTGGTATCTCTGTTGTTTATTCTTTACAATGCGACCACGAAGCTTGGATTTGCAGTAATGCTAACTTCTTTGTGAGTGCAATGTTATACAAAACTGCTTATTTGATTACTCAATATGCAGATTTAATGAGCAATTCATTCTCAAGTGCTAATATTGATAGAGATAGATTAAGGAGCAAGATGGAATATTATGAATTTGAGTACAATAATAGATTAGAAGCTGGAGTAAAAAACTTAAAGATACCTTCTTATGATGTTTGTTTTTCTTGCAATAGATTAAGAATGAACAAAACAATCTTGCCAAGTTGATTTATAGCGAGATAGATGGCATATATGAAACATTCTTCATTTCAGACTTTTGGATTGAAGGAGATGAGTTTATCCAACAATTAGTAACGATTAAAATAATATTAAACTGATGACAGTAGCAGACTACCAAACCAAACTAAGGAATCAAATCAAGGCTTTAAAGTCTGATAAGATTATGCAGTTGGCTGTCTATTCTGTTAATCAAAAAAGGATTGAAAGAATATTTGAGAAGGGGCAAAACACTTATGGTTTTAAGATTGGGGATTACAATAGTACAACCCCAGTTTACATTAGACCAGAAGATGCTCCTAAAGCAGTTAAGTTAGGTGGTAAGCCAGAAGCTATTAAAGGAAAGTCTTATAAAAATAAGACTGGAGTTACTTTTAAGAGTACAGAAAAGAATCCAGAAACAGCTTATTACCCAAGTTATAAAGCCTTTAGAAGGGCTATGGGTAGAGAAACTGGCTTTGTTAATATAAGGCTTAATAACCGATTACAAGGGGATTTGGCTAACGCTACTATAAGTAAAGCTACAACTAACTTAGCAAACAATAAACCTATTAAGGTTGATAACCATAGATACATTGTTACTCTTAAAAACCAAGAGAACATTGATAAGGTTCAGTCTTTAGAAAAGAGATATGGTAAGATAATTGACTTAACTGGGCGAGAGGTTAAATTTTACCACGAGATATTAGAAAAAGAATTTAGATTAGCTTTAGCAAAATGATACAAACGATAGTAAGATATATGCAAAATAAGCTGGATGCTGAAACTATCTTCCAAAGAAACTACGGATTAACCGAGTTAATAGAAAGAGATGGTAGGGTATTCCCTTTATTTTACGAAACTGATGGTAAATATAAGCTTGATTTTCAACCTAATAAATGGTTTGGAGTTTCTTATTTTAGAAAGAATGGTAATGTAAGCTTTGCTGATGGTAATTTCCCTTCTTTAAAGCCTTGTGAAGTACCAGTTACTGTTACAGTCCCATTGAAGTTTATTTGTTCGATTAAGAAGGCTAAATTGAAGTGTGATGACAATTATGCTGGGGATGACTTGGCTTTTTATATAGCAAAATTATTTGAGGATATTAATGGCTTGAGGACAGAATTAAAGGCAAAAAGAGCTACCTTTGTAGTAGGAGAATATAGTACAGATTCACAAAAAGTTCTTGATTCAGAATTTAATGGTATGGATGCTATATTTAAACCAGAATATGTTTACTTATCAATGGACATAGAGATAAATGTTCAAACAACTAAAGAATGTATGTTTGATTATTGTGGTGGTGTAATCATTGATGAGGATGCAGATAAAGTAGTAGATTCAAGAAATAACAAATTAAGAGCATAGAAATGGCAGATGTAAGAATAACACAATATCCATTAAAATCAATTATATCAGATAATGATATATTTTTGATTGCAGATTCTAATGATATAGATGTAAATGGATTTCCTAAATATAAAAAAGTAAGAGCAAAGGATTTACCTTCTATTGTAAACACAGCAGAAAATATTACTTATGCTAACTTAATGGCTTCTATTGCAGCCAATGACCTTATTATAGGTACATTTTATAGAATTACTGATTCTACTTCTGGAGTTTCTCCATTATTAGTACAAGCAGTAGGTGTAAATGCTATTAGCTATCAAGCTTTTGATGGTGCAAATCCACTTAATACTATTAACTATAATGTTGCAACCGATACAATTAGATGGAATAAAAACGAAACAAACCCTCCACAAGATTATTTAAGTGGTTCTGGTATTGTTAAATCTACTGCTGGTACTATTTCTTATTTAACTGATAACTCTACTAATTGGAATACGGCTTTTAACGATTCAATCGTAAGTGCTGCCGTAACTGGTAGTGCTACAAAGACTTTAACTCTTAATCAACAAGATGGTGGTACGGTTACTGCTTCTTGGAGTGATATAGATACTGGATTAACTTCGGTTGGTCTTACTATGCCTTCTGCTTTTACTGTTTCTAATAGTCCTTTGACTGCTAATGGAACACTTGCAGTAACTGGGGCTGGTGTTGCTTCTCAATATGTTAGAGGAGATGGTACTTTAGCTGCTTTCCCTACTTCAACTGGTGGTGGTTCTTCAGTAAGTTATTATTTTAATGGAGGTACTAATCAAGGAACAATAGGTGGAAACACTTATTATGAAATGAGCAAGACTGCTGTTATAGGAGTTGGTGCTGATTTTAATATTAGTTCAAATGGCTATGTTGCTCAATTTGTAACAGATGCTAACGACCCAGCTTTATTATCTATACCAGCTGGTAATTGGAACTTTGAAATGTGGTTTTCTGCAAGTTCTAATGGTGGTAGTCCAAGTTTTTATTTAGAATTATATAAATATGATGGTGCTACGCTTACTTTAATTTCAAGTGGCTCTGCTGTTCCAGAATCAATTACTGGTGGTACTGCTATTGATTTATATACTACTGCTTTAGCTGTTCCTTTAACATCATTAACAATAACTGATAGATTAGCTGTTAGAGTATTTGTTAATAATAGTAGTAGAACAATTACACTTCATACACAAAACGGACATTTATGTCAAGCAATAACAACATTTTCTACTGGATTAACAGCCTTAAATGGTTTAACTAATCAAGTTCAATATTTTGCAGTAGGTACAAGTGGAACTGACTTTGCTATATCAAGTGCAACAGATACACATACTTTTAACTTACCAACGGCTTCGGCAGCCAATAGAGGTGCTTTAAGTAGTGCTGATTGGACTACATTTAGTGCTAAGATTGGAGGAACGGGAACAACTAATTACTTACCAAAGTTTACAGGAGCAAGTGCTTTAGGGAACTCTTTGATATTTGATAATGGTACGAATATTGGTATAAACACAACAACTCCAGCAACTAAATTAGATGTTGTAGGTAGTGTAGCAGATACTGCCGTTGTAGGTGGTATTACTGTTGAACAAACTACATTATTTAGACCTTCAAATAGTGCAGGTGGATTAAGAACAGGTTTTAATACAACAGGTGGGGATGTTTATGTATGGTCTTCAACAAGTGGTGCAAGTTTAAACTTTGGAACAAGAGTAGCACCAAATAATAATGTTGGAATGACTTTGCTTTCAAGTGGTAATTTTGGTATAGGAACTACTGCACCTGCAAGTAAATTAGATGTACAAGTTTCAACTGCTGGAACTTCAATTATAGGATATTTTAATAATAATGACTTTACTGCTGCAAATAAATCAGTATTAAGAGTAAGACAACAAACAGGAGTTTCAACTGGATTTTCGGGTTACTTTGGTATGGATGGGAATGTTTTATTCTTATCAAATGATACTACTGCAACAAGGCATTTAGCAATTTCTACAACAGGTGCAGCAACATTTTCTTCTTCGGTAACGGCAGGTTTATCTTCTGCTACTGGAACACAATTAACTTTAAATGCTTTATATTCAAATGGTATAACTTTCTTAAATACAAATGTTGGTGTTGATAATAGAAATTTTAGAATTATAACAGACCAAGGTGTTTATGGAACTTTTAACATTCAAAAAAGTACAACACAAGGTGGTTCTACTTATGCTAATATATTATCTTTTGACCAAAATAGTGTAGCAACATTTAGTGCAGATGCAACAATCAACGGAGTAAAAGTAGGTAGAGGCGGAGGAAATATTGCAACAAATACTGCGGTAGGAGCAAGTGCTTTAAACGCAAACACAACTGGTGCAAATAATATTGCAATAGGTTTATCTTCTTTAACAAATAATACTACAGGTGGGACAAATACCGCAATAGGTAATTTTTCTTTGGCTACTAATACAACTGGTATTAATAATGCTGCTTTTGGATTTCAATCATTAGTATTTAATGTTACTGGTTCAGCAAATACCGCAATAGGTCGTGATGCTTTACAAAATAACACCGCATCTAATAATACGGCAGTTGGTTTTGAAGCTGCTTTAACTAACACAAGTGGTACAGATATAACCGCAATAGGATATAGAGCATTAAAATTCTCTACTGGAGTTTCTAATACTGCCGTTGGTAGTAACGCATTAACTGCAAACACTACGGGAGCAAATAATACTGCTCTTGGTAGTGGTACTTTAATCGCAAATACAACAGGTGCAACTAATACTGCGGTAGGTGTAAATGCTTTAACTGTAAACACAACGGGTTCACAAAACACATCAGTTGGTGTAAGTTCTTTATCAGCAAATAATACTGGCTCTCAAAATACTGCTATTGGTAGGTCAGCTTTATTTACAAATACAACTGGTTTAAATAATACTGGTCTTGGTTATCAAGCATTATATTTTAATTCTATTGGTTCGAATAATACCGCTTTAGGTGCTGCTGCTTTGCTTAACAACACCGCAAATAATAATACCGCAGTCGGTTTTGAAGCAGCTACTAATAATACAACAGGAGCAGCTACAACTGCTATCGGTTATCAAGCCCTAAAAATAAATTCAACTGGGGCAAATAACACCGCAGTAGGAAGTTCTGCATTAGGTTTAAATACAACAGGTCAACAAAATACTTCGGTTGGAAGTGCTTGTTTAGTAAATAACACAACAGGAAATGATAACACCGCTATTGGTGTATCAGCTTTACAGTCAGTTACTACTGCAAGTAATAATACTGCAGTTGGAAGACTTGCTTTAGGAGCAAATACCGCAGCCAATAACACCGCAGTTGGTTTTGAATCTTCTTATTTGAATACAACAGGAACAGGAATAGTTTCAGTAGGTTACCAAGCATTAAGAGCAAATACAGGTATTCAAAATACTGGTATTGGTTTTCAATCTTTATTAGTTAATACAACGGGTACATCAAACACCTCATTAGGGTTTCAAAGTTTAGTTGCTAATACTACTGGTGCAGTTAATACTGCTATTGGTAATGGTGCTTTAAGTGCTAATACAACAGGTGCTTCAAATAGTGCATTAGGTGTAGGAACACAAAGTGGTAATTTTAACGCAAGTGTTATTTTAGGTAGAGATGCAACTGCAACTGCTTCAAATCAATTTGTTGTAGGTTCTGCATCTTATCCAGCAGGAGCAGTAGCAACAGAAGTAAACGCTTCATCAAAAGTTTGGAATGTAGTAATTAACGGAGTAGCACAAAAAATATTATTAGCATAATGACAACATACACTTGGACAATCGAAAGTCTATACACACAAACAATCGCTGATGAGGCTGATTATGTAGTGATAGCAAATTATTTAGTATTAGGAGTAGATGGAGAATATTCGGCATCACTTTCTAATATCGCACAATTCTCAACGGAGAATGTAGAAACTTTTATTCCTTACGAGGACTTAACTAACGAAATCGTTGTTGGTTGGGTACAATCGGTTTTAGGAGTAGATGGAGTAGCTAATTTAGAGGCTTGTATTCAAGGACAAATTGATTCTTTAATCAATCCTCCTACATACCCAGTAAACACACCTTTACCCTTTTAATTATGGACAACAAAACATCAAAACTAATATTAAAAGAAGCATTAAATATAGCAATCTCAAAAGGTTGCTTTAACTTAATCGAAGTGTCAAATATTGTAAAAGCTATTGAATTTATAGAAAGCCAACCCGATATTGAATTTGGAGAAATAGAATAAATAACTAACTTTGAATTATGAATAAAGAGCAAATATATGGCATATTAGGACAAGGTCTTGATATAGCTACACAAAAGGGAGTATTTAATTTAAGTGATGCTAAAGTTATCGCTGATGCTTTATTAGAACTTAAAAAAGTTTTAGACATTCAAGAACCAGAAGTAGTTCAAGAATAAGTAGTATAATACTATATTAAAGAGTGTCTTGGCTAAAAGTTGAGGCACTTTTTTTTTATTTTTGTAATAGATACATTAAATATGAAAAAAATTACAGATTGGTTAAATGGTCTTTTAAAAGATGAGAAAGGTACTCCTTCTTCTAAGAGGTTTGTAGGGATTTTTTGTGCTTTAACCTTGTGTATTACTATGTACTCTAATTCTTTCACAGAAGCCCATTTTGTGCCTTCTAAGGAGCTTGTAGATGCAGTTGCACTATTAGCCTTCGGATGCTTAGGATTGGCTTCAGTAGATAAGATTTGGGGTAAAAAGGAGGATAAAGAATAATGGCTGTTAAGAAAACTGAAGTTACCCCTTCGGCAATGCCAATATCTTTTGAGCAGTTTAGTAAAGACCCAGTTAAAGGGTTGTTATTTATTGTTATTGTGGCTATTGGTTATTTGTATATTGATGGTAAAGTAAACTATACTAACCAAATTAAGAGCTGTAATGAAGAAGTAGTAATGTTGAATCTGAAGATTGATAAATTGACAGAGCATATTAGAAAAAGTGATTCTACATTAGGTTATATGATTTCAAAAGTTGAAATGTTACAAATATTAAAATGAAAATAGGTATTATACTTGTCCTTTTGATGACTGCTGTTTTGGCACAACCGCCAAAGATGATTGACCCCAAAAGTGAGGAGTTAGAAGTGCTTATGCAAAAATCTAAAGATAGATTAAAGAAAATTAATATTTTAACTAAGCAAATTGATAAAATATCTTCTACTAAAGTATCTGCTATGAAAGAAAACATAGTAGCTTTAGAGGTGGAAAAAATACAACTAAAAAATGAATTACAAGAAACTAAAGCAGTTGTTGAGTTTAATTCTGCTGATAAATCTACCCCTTTTAGCATTGAGCCAATATCCGACACAACGAATTGAGGGTAAAGATACGGTAGTCGTAATGACTAAGAAACAAGCTGAAAACATTAATTTGGTATTTAAGAATACTAAAAATCAGATTGATAAGCTTAAAATAGAGATAGATTCAATCACTAAGATTAAACCAACAAAAGATACCATTAAGAGAACATCTATTCTAATACCTAATGGTAATTATCTTCTTTATAACTACAACGAACAACAAAATAGATACGAATTAGACCCTAAGTCTATGGAATTAGCTAAGGAGTATAAAGAGCCTAATAGTTTGTTTATAGGTCTTGGATTCATTACATTTTTATACTTACTATTATGGTAGATTTAACCAAGCTAAAAGGGCATATACCAGATTCGGTGATTGCACAAATTCCTTTTATTCAAAGTAATTACAAAGTAGATACATCTTTAAGACTTGCTCACTTCTTAGCTCAATGTGGCCACGAATCTGCTAACTTTAAAGCTACAAGAGAAAATCTAAACTATTCTGCTGAAGGACTAAATAAGATATTCAAAAAATACTTTCCTACTTTAGAATCAGCTAAAGCTTACGCAAGGATGCCAGAGAAGATAGCTTCTAAGGTTTATGCTAATAGAATGGGCAATGGAGATGAAGCTTCAAAGGATGGCTTTAAATACGCTGGTAAAGGCTACATTCAGCTTACTGGAAAGGCTAACTATATGGAGTTTGATAAAACCGTTCCAGAGGATATAACTAACAACCCAGAGCTTGTAGCGACCAAATATCCTTTAGCTTCTGCTGCTTGGTTTTGGTCTAAGAATGGGCTTAATTTAATAGCTGATAAAGGTGCTACTGATTTAGTAGTTACTTCTGTTACTAAAAGAGTTAATGGTGGTACAATAGGTCTTGCTGATAGGATTAAACACTTTAAAGAGTTCTACGCATTATTAAGTTAATTTGTATTTTATAAAATAATCTTTAACTTGCACAAAATTAAGGGATTATGCTTTATAAATCTAACGACCTAATTGTATGGAATGGAATAATCACTTATTATGCCATTATAAAGCCCCTATTGAGTTCTAAAGATTCAATAGCATTTGCACAGCACGAAGATATTTTACTTTATAACTCATTTGTATGAACCTAAACAGACCAAGATTAACCCCTAATGAGTTCAATCTAAGGCAAGAAAAAAAGCTATGGGATAAAAAACTTTATTCTGTAATGATTTTCTCCGATGTACATGGATGGTTAGCCGACCTAAGAACATTAAAATGTATCAACAACATCCTAAAGGACAACAAATTTGATGAAGTATGTATCAACGGAGATTTGGTAGATATGCCATTTTTATCTAAACATACCCAAAAGCTTTATATGGATGGTATTCTAAACGGCTATACAGAGATAGGCGAGATAGACTATACAGTAGAACAAGTCTTAAAACCATTAAGATTAAGCACCGATGCAGAGATTCGCATTAGAACTGGAAACCATGATGAGAGGATTACAAAACCTAACTTATTGGGAGATAAGCAGTTAAAAAATTTAGCTATCCTTTACAATAACTTCCAGACTACTAAGCTTGAGGAGATGCTTCAATTAGAGGGCTTAGGAATGAATTATGACCCTTCTGATGTATTTACCTACTTTGATATATTTGATGTAACACACGGTCTTAAATTGGCTAAAAACGCAGCAGAACAGAACATTAAGGATTATATGTCCTCTGGCTCTACTGGCCACACCCATAGATTGAACTCTAAATACCTTACAAATAGGAAAGCTCCTTATGTTTGGTTAGAATCTGGATGTACCAGATTAATCAACCAAGTTGAGTATTTACCTACTGGAGTGGTGGCAGATTGGCAGAACGGCTTCGTAACGGTTCATTTCTGGGTAGATGGCGATAAAGTGCGTTTTTTCGCATCTCCGCACATTATTATAGATGGAAGATGTTACTACAACGGAGTGGTTTACGACTTCAATAAATCTTAAAATCTTCGTATTTTTATGTTATGGCTGATAACATAGAAAACTTAGATGATATTGAGGATGTAACCGATGACCAAACTCTCGCTGAAATAGATTTATTTTGGGGGATGTTTAAAGATTCAGAGGAGATGTCTTTTACTTTTTTTAATTCACAATTTAAAGTAGATTTGCAAATGCAGTTAATGCGAATGGTTAAAACACGATTGAATTTTTTAGACTATGACGAGGAGAATTAAACTAATTGAAAGACTACAAGAACTATATTTAGAAATAGAATCAGTAAAAAGAGAAATAATAAAAGAAACTAACTTAGAAAAACAAAAAGAAAAACAGAATGAAAAGTATCGAAGAAATTAACCACCTTGAGAATTGTGAATGTGATTCTCCTTGTCCTAATTGCACAGAAAAACACAAACTCTATCCAGAAGAAACAATCAAATTACAAACTAAAGACCTAACTGGCGAACAGATAGCTGATGCAGTATTAAAGCCAGATTATTACAAAGGAAAAATTAAAGGTGTTGAATTAGATGTTTATGATATATCTGAAGCATATAATTTAAACATATATAAATTTAATGCACTTAAATATATTTTAAGAGCTGGTAAAAAAGATTCTTTAGTACAAGACTTAAAAAAAGCTATTAGGTGTTTAGAAAGAAATATTGAAAAAGAATCTTGTAATTTAAACATAAAATGATACCTTTGTCGCCCTATGACAGAAGAACAAGAGTTAATATCGTTAAAGAAAGAGATTGAACAATTAAAACAAATCCTCAAAAACAGAGAAAAAAGATATGAAGAAGTTTATAATGTATTTATTACTAATGGTAGTAATTTTACTACTTTACTCTTGCAAGACCAAGACTGTTGTTAAAGTTGAAAAAGAAGTAATTACCGAGGTTAAAGAGGTAATTAATACAGTTTATACCGATACTGGTAAGATTATTACTAAGACTGAGTATATCTACGAGGTTAAGTATGATACTATCAATAAAACCTATTATTCTGTAATTACTAAGGTACTTGAGAATAAGAACGAAAATAAGGCGATTTCAGCCAATAAGAAGGAAGATAGGGTAGTTGTACAAAAAGCAAAAGAAAGTTCAAAGGAGGTCATTAAAAAGGCTTCATTTAGCGATATGGTATCTAATTGGGTTATAGTCCTTGTTTTAGGGTTTGTTGGATATTTATTAATAAGAAAGTATATATTATAAAAAAAGTTTATACCTTTGCATTGTTTTAAGTTTTTAAGGTAAATAGTTTGGTTTAGGGAAGCTCCACTTAGTGTGGGGCTTTTTTTGTATATTTGAATAAAAAAGTTATGCCACTAAGAAAAGCAAAAGGAACATCGAAAAAGGCTGTACAATCAGCTATATCCTACAACATTAAAGATTTAATGAAGGATAATAAGAAATCTGGTAAAGCAAGAGGTGCAATGGGCAAAACAAGGCCTATGAACCAAATTTTAGCTATTGCCATATCTAAAGCAAAAGGAAAATAAAAAATAATTTGTAATTATTAAAAACATTATTACCTTTGCAGTATCAAAGAGTATTTGTTCGGACAAACAGATACCCTTTCGATGGGGAATAGAGAGAAAGAAATAAAATTGGAGTTAAGGTGTCCGACTTAGCTCCTTTTTTTTTGCCATTTTTTGAGGTCTTTAAAGGGTTGAATCCTCGGTAGCTATACGAATCTACCAAAATGAACGGCCAAGTTTAACTAAATTAGAGCTTTTGCAGAAAGAAACTGTAAAAGAAAACATCAAGTGTTTAAAGAGTGTGCAATGCTAAAGGGAGCAACATACGACAATAAAAAAGATTACAAACACTTGCCTTCGGATAGAGGATATATAGAATAGGCATTGAATTAGCATCGTTAAATAAAAGCTAAGGACATTTAATAAATCGGTCATCTGCGATGATTAATAGAGATTTATTGGATATAACCCCACTATGCAATTAACTTAAAAAACAAATAAAATGGAAGATTTAAAAGAACACCAGTATTGGATTGACAAGCAAGAAGATTTAGCAAGTGATTGCGAGAATAATGATATTGAACAATGCGAAGATTAACTTTATTAGAGTTATGCCTTATTTATGCCTTAAATATAGCTTTGATTATATTTATAATTAAGATGATAATTAACGGATTTCTTTATGTATCAAGGTTTTATAATTTAGAATCATTCTAAATTGCAAATAGTTCTTGACAGATGTTAAAATAAACCACACCTTTGTCCTACCAAAACAAAACGAAAATGACAAAACTTAAAAACCCACAAATTTTAGATGTTCAAGTGAACAACTTTAATTTCCAAGAGGAGTATCTTGTATCTTATACAGATGGAGATATTATCTACCACCACGACTTTTTAATTGCCGACCTTATTAAATGGGTATGTAACAATCACATTGTAGGCTATGGTGGAATGGTAGCATTAGAAATTAAATCTTCTAATCCTAATCAGAAAGAACCTATTATTGTTAGAGAGCCTTTGCAAACTTTTATTGAAGCTAATTACAAAGGGATTATTCAAAATCTATTAACTCAACCAAGTTTATGATTATTAGACAAATCTTTAGAAATCACTTAGATGAGCAAGGCTTACCTAAAGTGCAAGAGGTGTCAGTCCAATCAACTGTTGGAGTTTCCCCAGAAGAAGCTGGAATACAATTACACCAATGGGCATTATCAATTAGATGTCAAGCAGACTTAGTTTACAAGAAACTATACAAATTAGAAAAAGAAACAAATTATTTATTATTTAACCCAAAAACAAAATGAAAGAACTTATCTTAATTCAAAACGAATTAAAAGCACCAAAAAATCATTTCAACAAGTTTGGAAATTATAACCATAGAGTTGCAGAAGATATTTTAGAGGCTTTAAAACCTATCTGTTTAAAGTATGGTTGTTTATTAACCAATAACGATGAAGTAAAAGAGTTAAATGGAACTTTATTTATTGAGTCAACTTGTACTATTAAGCATAAAGATTGGGAAACACCTATAAGCGCAAGAGGTAATGCTGGTATTGATTTAAACCGTAAAGGTATGGATTTAAGCCAGTCTTTTGGCGCATCAAGTAGCTACGCTTTAAAAAGAGCGTTAGGTAACTTATTCCTTATAGATGATACAAAAGATAGTGATGCTACTAATACTCACGATAAAGAAACTACTCAAGTTGTTGTAGAGAAGAAGAAGCCAGTATTACTTTTAAATACAGAAAACTTTGGTAATTGTCGTAAAGCATACTTAAAAGATAAGTCTAACTTAGCAAA